GCGCAGCAGGAGCCGGCAAAGCAGCGACGTGGGGGGCGGCCGCGCAAGGTGACGGTGGAGGTGGGGGATGAGTAGTGAACCGATGTTGTTTCCGTTTGTGCAAAACGAGCTGGTTGTGGTGCATGGCCAGACGGATTCGATTTTGTTGTGGCGGGCCGGCACCGAACGGGTGTTTGTGGTGCATCGGTTCGAGTTGGATATGCTGATTGAGCGGTTGATTACGGCGCGGACTGAGGCGGAGCCGGTTATCACGACAGTGCGGTATCTGGAGAGGGGGGAGTGAGATGGGCAATTTCTTTGTGTGGATTGGGGAGCCACTGCGGGCGGATCTGCCCGGGCTGGGCCGGGCGTTGGTGTATGAGTTGGCGATTGAGGCGCTGACGGCGGAGCAGCGGCAACGCCTGGCGGCGCTGCTGGCGGGACGGTTTGGGCTGCCGGCGGCGGATGTGGAGCGCGACCTGGCGGTGGTGGGCTGTCCTATTCTGGCGGACGGCTGCGTGGTGATCATTGAGCACGCGCAGAGGTGGCTGTCATGAGCGAGTCTATGCCAGTGCGGCAGATGGTGAGGATGCTGGGGCCTAATGCGCTGGCGGTGTTGGTGATCCTGGCGGACGCCAGGCAGCCGGTTGACCAGGGGTATGTGTGCCGGTGGACGGGTTTGAGCGATAAGCTGGTGGCCGAGGCGTTGGGCTTGTTGTTGGATGCCGGCATGGCCAGCCGGAATGGGCGGTACGCGTGGCAGATTACCGGGATTGTGCGGCAACTTCCGTTAATGGCTTTGACCCTCGCAGACGAGGTAGCCGACGGGAATGCTGTGCAGACCGGCGACGGCCATGCTGTGCCGGAGCGGGACTCGGAATTTCCGTGTCCCGTCTCTAGTAGTAGTAGTAGATTCTCTGATTCTAAGATTCTGGATCCACAACCACTACTACCAGAATCTAGTAGCGAGCCGGATTATTCGAGTCAGCAGCAGCGGGATGCTCTGGTGGCGGAGTTGGTGCGGCAGGGGGTGCGGGATCCGGCGCGGTCACGGCTGGCGGCGCTGCCGTTTGTGACGGTGGAGAAGATCAGGTATCACTGTAAGACGGCGGCGACGTTAGGGCAGGCGATTTATCGCATCGAGCACGATTGGCCGGTGAAGGATGGCGGCGGGGCGGCGACGGATGAGGGGGTTGCCGATAGGCGGCGCCGTTATGCGGAGGGGCCATTTGGGCAGTATGTTAATCACTGAGGCGGAGGTTGATATGGCGCCACAATGGTTGTATGCAGATGGCGGCGTGATTAGCAGGAATCCGTCGACTGTCGGCGGGACCTGGGCGTACCGGGTCTTGGGTCAGGATGACCAGGTGATTGAGCAGCAGTTTGGGGCGATTATCCCGGCTGAGGTTGATGTTTCAGCCATCACCAATAATCTGACCGAGTTGTATGCTGTGCTGCTTGGCCTGGAGGTGTTGCCGGTAGATTTTTCTGGCTCGGTTTGTAGTGATAGCGAGGTTACACTGGGCCGTCTGTTTTGGGGCTGGCGATGGAGTCATATCCCGATGTGGATGCATCACAGGTACCAGCGTCTGCGTGGCAGGTTTGCCAGTTGGGAGCGGATCACGCCGGTGCTGCTGGCGGGGCACCCTACCAGGGCGCAGCTTGCCGCTGGGATAGGGCATGGCGGTTTGCCGGTTTCGGTGCATAATGTGTGGTGTGACCAGGCGTGTCAGCAGGCCGGGCGCATCTATCTGGCAAATTGTAAGGCGCTTGTGTGGCAGTAGTGGATCTGTGGCTGGTCCGGTCTCGGCCGGGCCAGCATGGTTTCAGGCGGATGGGGCATGGTTGTGATAAGGGCTCATATCGCAAGCATCGGGGGCCGGGGGAAGGGTGGAAAGGGGCCTGCCCGGCCATGACGCGCGGCCGGGCAGGATCAGGGGGGAAGATTGCATGGTTCAGTAGCGACGCCGGCGGCGACCACGACGGCGAGGAAGCGCTACGGCGATGACGAACAGGATGGCGACCGGACCAAAGAGGAGGCCAAAGCCTTCGATTACCTGGCTCATCATGGTGGGGAAGAGGATCAGGAGTAGAAGGATGCAGCCGGCGAAAAGCACCAGGTTGAAGAGGAAGTCTTTGAAGTATTGCATGGGTTGCCCCTTGAAGGTGGTTTATCAGGCCAGTATCTGTTGATAAGGTAATGGCTCATCAGTCAGGAGGAAAGTGTAACTCCCGGCGGCGGCGTCGCTGCCTTTGATGATTTTGTAGGTCATACCAGAAGCAATGGCCATTTGTTCGGCAAAGTCCTGTTTGGCGCGGACGATGGGGTCATCGATCTTGTTATCACCTTTGACTTCGACAATTGTGTAAGAGCCGTCTTCTTTCTGGAGAAGAAAATCAGGGTAGTAGCTGCGGACGGTGTGTGACTCGGGGTCGATGTATTGAACATAGAAGTCAGATTGGCCGTGAGTAAGCATGCCAGTAAAGTAGAGTTTCTTCACCCGGCCGTCGCGGACGAGGTTCCAGAAAAGGTTGCGTTCGGGGTTGGAGTCAAAGCAGTAGGTATCCAGATGGAAACTTTTAGAGGCAAAGGATCGCTCGACATCTTGTTGTGTGACCACCATATCAGGGGAAGCAGATATCTCATAGTATCCTTTTTCAGGGAGTTTGACCAGTTCTACTTCATACTCTTCGTTTTGCTCGTATTTGGTGATTTCATAGAGCTCGGTAAACAGGTGAGGGATCACCCAATCGTAAAGCAGCTCGTTGAACCGATTGACGGCATCCAGGATTGTATCGATACCTTCTTGGGAACTGGCCAGAAGTTTTTCGATGAAGAGGCAAGGTTTGTTGAGGTAACGAGAGATTTCGGCTACCAGGGTCAGGCGGCTGAATGTACGCTTCTGGCGGCGTTCGGTCAGGTCGGTGACGATGACCTGGTTGCGGGACGAAGCGTCTAGAGCGTGCTCTTCGGTCTGGATGATGCGGTAACGGTCGGTATCAGCCTTGTGTAATTCCAGGCTAAAACCAGGGTTGAGGTTCTTCTCGGTCATTTCAAACTGACGGCGAATGCGTTGGAGTTTGATTTTAACGGGGGGCGGAACAATATGAACCTCATAATTTTTCCTGTCTTTGCCCTGCTGGGTGAGATCATCAACGCTGATGTGGAAGTTCTGGGCAAGTTCATCTTCGAGGATCTTTCGGTTTTCGGCGCTGAGATAGACATAGCCGGTTTGCTGGGCCTGGCCTATGGAACGGAGGCAGCGCATGGTGGCCTGGAGGACAAAGATTTTGGATTTAGGCTGGCGGAAGAGGGCAACCCCAAAGAGAGAACGGCAGTTCCAACCCTCACGGCCTTTGTTGACAAGGAGAATAAATTGTTTGGTTGATGCAGTGGTGTCTAGACGGTTAAATTCGCGGATGTCGTCATTGGTGGTAATTTTTTCGTCACCGACGTTGATAAGGATGCTGGTGGAAGGGATGCCGTGTCTGCTCAGGGCAGCTTCGACGGCCGGGCGAAGTTCATTTTGCAGTTCTTCGATGGTGGCGGCAAAGAAGGCGAGTTTGGGTAATATGCCTTCGTGGCGCTGGTGATAGAAGTCGTGCTGGATGAAATCGTCAACAGCGATCTGGACGAACTCGGCGGTTCTGGTGTTGGTATAGCTCTTGAGGTCGACCTTTTTAAGATAAGCCTGGGTGATAGCATCTTTGAGGCTGAAGGCGTAAACGACCTCGGGGAGGACCTCCTGTCCCACGTAGGGGGTACCCGTGTAGTTGTAACATGCGACGACATGAGTGCCAGAGCGTTCAAGGCTGGCAGCCAGTTTGTCAATGGTGAGACGCAGGCTGGTATCGATGTTCTGGATGCCCATATCTTTGGCCAGGGCGCTACCGAAGGCATGGTGGGCTTCGTCAACGTAGATGCCAAGTTGCTCGAGGCGGCAAAGTTTTTCAAAGCGCTGGTTGCGGGTGAGGTCGTCTTCGTCCTCGAACTCATCAAAGCCATAGAGATCGGCGTTTTGAGCATAGACTGTGTTGGCCTGATAGGTCGGTTTGCCGCTGCCAAACAACCGCTCAGCAGCAGTCTTTTCTTTGTTCTGGCGTTTAAGGATGATCTTTTGGGTATTCGAGACGATCAGGTTGAAACGAGACTTATCGAGGACGCTCAAGGCAACGCCGGCTTCGTCCAGGAAGTGGAACTGGATGTGGGTGGAAAGGAAATTGACGTACTCTGGAGGGACGACTCTGGACATATCGAATGACTGTATTTCGCGGAGCGATTGGAGTACGGTTTTATCGGGGGCAAAGACGAGGGCATTGTGGCAGTATTTGGGATCTTTGGGAAACTTGTTGGCCAGGATGAACTCATAGAAGATGCAGGTGGCCATGAGGATGGTCTTGCCGGTGCCCATGGTGAGGGCAAAGATGTAATTTGAATAGGCACGGGCGTTGGAACGCATACGCTCGAAGATGTGTTGATATCGTTCGCTGGCCTGGAAATCAAAAAAGTCGGTTTGCACCTCGGCGCGGTTCTCGAATTTTCCGGTGCAGTCCATCCAGGCTTTAAAAATATCCTGGATGGGGGCATTGTCCAGGTATTCCTTCAAGAAAATGTACATCTCGAGAGCTTCAAACTGAGGTTGGCGTAGAAAACTGGTAGAGTTGGAGGGATCGTTAAAATCAAGGAAACGTTTGGGCAGGTCACGATAATGGGCACGGATACGGCCGCGGTTGTTGGTGTAAAAACTCCAGAGACGGTTAAAAAAAGCAAAAAAGTCCAGGCTGACGGCCTGGGTAGAGCGTTTAGCCATGCTGCACCTCAACCTCGAGGGAATCGGAGAGCAGATCGGTGATCTTGACGCGGATGGTGCCAGCATCGGCCGGGATGGTGTATTGGCCTTTGACCAGGTCGTTACCTTCGGGGATGTCAACCATAGACGGTTGGAGAATGGCGCCGTCATAGTTCCAATCAATCATGACCGATTCGACCAGTTCACGCCAGTCGGCTACATTTTCCTGCTGGAGGCTCAGTTTCTGGAGAAGGTTCATGGGGTAGAAGGCTTCGATGAGCAACCGCCCGTCTCTGGCTATAATTCTGGCCTCGGAATCTCGTTTGAATTGAAGGTCCTGCCTGTCGCGAAGAATGTCCACGACCTCCACGTCGAGCTGGTATGGCTGCACCTCGTTTTTGAGATAAGCGGCAAGATCGGGTTCATGGCCCATGCAGATGAGGGTGATTTTCTCAACCGGCTTGCCGGGATGCTCAGCCTGACGGCGGTCAAAGGCTTTGTAATCAAAACCTGTTATCAACTCGCTAAGATCGGCGCGGGTGGTAATGCGATTGACAGGCATGATCTTATACAGGCGACCATCTTTTTCGCCGTCAAATAGGTTATCTTCTCCTAATTGGTGGATTTCTAATGCGGCAATTAATAGATCTTTTGCCTCTAATGGGTTGCGAAAGATTTCATAGTGATTCACATTACTTACTTCAAGGTTGGTGTAACACAATACATCATGATCTGTGATATCTAGCGGTAATTGGCCCTTTAGTTTATGAGAGCTTATTTCCAAAATACGTTTTGTGGTGATTTGTATAGCCCCTAAATTAATGTCAGCACCTATAAATTTCCTACCCAGTTTCATTGCAGCCGCTTGTGTCGTGCCACTTCCCATGAATGGATCAAAAACTAGATCGCCGGGATTTGTTGAAGCTTTTATTATTCGCTCAAGGAGTTTTTCGGGTTTTTGGGTGGGGTAGTCTTGTCTCTCATTTGCAACAGGGTTAACGGGGGGAATATCGCTCCAGGTTGAATCTACAATATCACCCTCAATCTTATCAAGATAAATCACCCTTGTTCCTCCCCCTGTTGGGTTTACATCATCCCGATAGAATCGTCCGTCCTGATCACGTTTAAATCTTTTTATGTATTCTTCATTATGGGGGATGAATTGTACGTTCCATGTATATTCTAGGGATTTTGTGTACGATAGAATAGTATCGTGCTTTTGAGGGAATTTTCTTGCTGTAGCTCGTTTGAAACCAAAATACTCCCAAATGATTTCATTACGGAAACATGAGGGTCCAAATATTTCGTCTAAGATACATCGAATAAAATGATTCTTGTGCCAATCACAATGAACGTAAATGCTCCCAGTAGGTGCTAACAGTTCACGTATCAGTGTTAACCTTTCATACATAAATTGGAGGTACTCATCGTTTGTCCAAATATCAGTATATTGTTTCTCTTCAAAAGAACCATAATCAGAGGTCGTATTTTTCCCCTTTAATTGAATCTTTTTCTTGTAATTAGCTTTGGAATCAAAGGGGGGATCAATATAAACCAAGTCTATTTTGCCTCTAAATTCCTTTAGTAAGTGGCTCATGACTTGGAGATTATCTCCCCAGTAAATCCTGTTTCGCCAACCATCAACAGCTTCTCCATATACTTCTCGAAGTTGTGCTGGATAAAATTGAGTAGAGGTAAAAGGTCGCTTGCCACGCCATTGCAACGTTGGATAACCCAGAATAGGTTGTTCAAACTCAAAGCTTGGCGTCGTGGATTCAGTATTACGATGCGGGGCGGTGGTGCTGGATGAATTGGGCATGATGATCTCCTATGATTGTGGGCGGAATTTCCAGTTCTTGGCGTCACAGTAGTGGCGCATGTCGCAGTCCTGGCAGATTTTTGTGGGGCGGGCGGGGATACTAAAGTCTTTTTGTTCGATGCGGTGAACCACGGCGTCAAAGGTAGCAATGGTCTTTTCGATGGCGGAGGGATTGGTGGGATAGGTGATATAGGGGCTGCCGGATTCTTCGTTGGTGTAGTAGAGGTGAGTTTTACTGACAGTGTACCCGGTGCGCTGTTCGACTATGTGAGCGTAGACTTCCAACTGTCGGCGGTAGCGTTCAAGCCTTTCGCGATCGGCCGGGTTGTTGACGTCGGGTTTCTTTTCGGATTTGAAGTCAACCAGTTCTACGGTGTGATCTTCACCGACGATGAGATCCACGCAACCTTTGAGGATGTATTCATCCTTGACCAGAGAGACGTCAACCTCGGCGGCTTTGATGCGGGACCAATCGGAGCGGTGGCGCTGGTAATAACGGAGGACATTCAGCAGAGCCAGGTGTTTGACATTGGCTGCCAGGTAGACGTGCTCACGTTTGGTCAGATAAACATAGTTGGTGTCAAACCAGGCAGCTATCCTGTCTTCGGAAAGGGTGCGTTCTTCGCCGCGGAGAACGGTTTTGTGGATGTCTTCGATGGTTTGATGAACGAGAACACCAAAGAGAACAGGGTTGGTGCGGACGGGGGCAAACTCAAGTTCACGGTAAAAGCGGTATTGTTCGGCGCAGTTTTCAAAGAGGGCGAGGTGGGAAGTGAAGGAATACTCCTGTTTGATGTTTATGTCTTTGATGAGAGCCAGGGGTACATCGGCCGGGTTGAAAGCAGGATCACGCCAGGAAGGAAGGCGGTTAAACTGGTCGGCGAAGTAGGCTGAGGGGGTGCGGCCCTGGCCCTGCTTTTCGGCGCATGCCAGGACAAGCAAGTTCTGGGCCCGGGAGAAGGCGGTGTAAAAAAGGCGGCGGAAGTCAAAGAATTTGATGCGGTCGAGCGGTTCATAGGGGGGACGGGTGAGATACCCGTTTTGTTCGAGGATTTCGGTCAGGCGGGTGTGTTGCTTACGGGGCACGGCCTCCAGCGAATCGACGATCACCACGGGGAACTCAAGCCCTTTGGACTGATGAATGGTGAGGAAGGATACACAGCCACTGGGGGCGTATTCCTGTTCGTCCTCGTATTCGTCGATGCCACCTTCTTTGAGGAAACGGAGGAACTGGTTGAAGAGAAGGCGAAGGTTTTTCTCCAGATATTCGGGAGTGAGTACGCTGATGTTATGCAGGTATTCAAATTTTCCCAAGAGTTGGGAGAAGATAGCCAGGTTACGCATGGCACGAGTGGCATTGACACCCTGTTTTAGCAGGTCTTCATCCAGGTAGCGGCTAAAGAGGGGAAAGCGCAATAGCTGGTAGAAGAGGCCGGAAAAGGCATAGTCGGGGGCTTTGACGAGGGATATGTGCTGCCGGGCATGTGAGCGGGCCCATTTCAGCAGGTCGGCGTTTTCTGGCTTGCGCAGTTCGTCGGCAAAAAGGGCATAGCAATCGTTGTCGTAATAAGCCCAGATGTCGAGAATGGCGCCGGATCTCAACTGGCGAGCGTTCGGGAATTGGGGGAAGAGGAAGATTAAGGCGCCAATCATGAGACGGATCTCTTCACGTTCAAAGAACTGATTGGAACGGGGGGAATAGACGGTGATTCCGTTGGCTTCAAGAAATTGGGAAAGGGCAACGGCTTTTTGGTTTTTGACCGAACGGAAGAGGAAGGCTACCTGGTTCCAGTCAGTCAGGTGTCCACGATCACGAAGGGCATGAAGGAAGTCTAATACTTCCTGATGGAAGGCGAACTGAGAACCGGCGGAGACTCTCAGCACGGCCGGGACAGAAGGGAAATCACCGTCGTGGGGCTGGATTGATTTGCGGAAGCGGAACTCGACACCGTTGTGGGCCCAGTCCTGGGCGTTCATGAAGGTGTTGTAAAAGCGGATGATGTCCGGGTGAGAACGGTAGTTAATGGTAAGGTCAATACGCCGGCAGAGATCGGCAGGGAAGCGGTCTTTAAATTCAAGAATGTTGCGGATGGTGGCACCGCGGAAACGATAAAGACCCTGGTCATCGTCGCCAACAACGCAGATATAGGGCGACTCTCTGCCTTCGATCAGTTTGAAGAGGATAATCTCCTGGATAGTGTTGGTGTCCTGGTATTCATCGACCATGAGGTAGGTAATTTTGCGCTGCAGATCAGCCTGAACGTTGGGGTGGTCGCGGAGAAGTTTGAGGGCTTCGTATTGGATGGTGGAGAAGTCAAGGGCATTGTTCTCTTCAAGGTGACGCTGGTAGAGTTCGGCACATTGGCCGAGCGCCTGGACTTCAGGGTGTGAGGCAGCGAGCAGAGTTGGGATATTCAGGGCTTCTTCGCTGACGGTGTTGATCCATTTAACCAGTTCTTCGGTTTTTGACCAGGCGCTTTTGGGGGTGGTGCCGAGAATGAGGGAGATACCCGGGATAGCCTCATATTCTGAGAGATGATCATAGATGAAGAATTTCTGGTCAAACTCATCCATCAGGATGAAGTTGCGTTTGAGGCGAGTGTATTCGCGATACTCCTCCAGCCAGCGCAAACAGATAGAATGAAATGTGCCAAGGTACATCTCATTCAGGTTGAAACTGACGCCGATCTCATTCAGGCGATTGGAAATACGGGTGGTCAGTTCCTGGGCGGCTTTTTCGGTGAAGGTGACTACCAGTAAATTTTCTGGGGGGATGCCATGCTGAGTAACCAGGTAAACAACTTTCTCAACAAGAGTGAAGGTCTTTCCAGAACCAGGGCCGGCGATGATGAGCGAAGGGCTATTGGTGGTGCGAATAGCGTTCATCTGCTGTTCATTGGCGTTGGTGGTAAAGAACTGTGTTGACATGAAATTATCCCCTTAAGAAGAATTACCCCGGTCAGCTTGTGGCGACCGGGGAAAAGGTTATAATGAATATAGTTCAGCGTCCCGGTTACGCTGAAAGTTTTTTCCTCGCCAGGTGCCAACTGAGCGGGGAATTTTTTTGTCTCTTAATCTTACACGCGAACGGCCGATCTGGCAATGAGAATGCGAGAAGAAACCACCCTACCCTATAGGGTCGCGAGGGCTGGAGGGTGGGATTTGGCGGGTTGAGGGGGAAATTGTTTTGAGAAAATAGGTATTTTATTCTACGAAAAAATGTGCTATCCTTATTGAAAATCATTTTCAATAGGGCTGTGAGATGGGCGACGACGCTGAGCAAGGTTCGGGTGGATCTGGACAACGGGCAGGGAAACGGCGTGGGGGGCAGCCGGGCAATGTCAATGCGATGCGGCACGGATTTTATTCGCGGCGGTTCAGGTCGATGGAGGTGGGGGATCTGGAAACGGTTATGGGGGATGGCCTGAATGGCGAAATTGCGTTGATGCGGGTGTTAATCCGACGCATGTTTGATTTTGCGTCGGGGAGTGAGCTGACATCGCTGGAAGACTGGTCGCACCTGCTGAATACGTTGGGTGCGGCACAGACGCGCCTGGCGGGGATGCTGCGCACCCAGAAGCTGCTGGTCGGCGAAGAGTCGTCCGATGTGTTGAGCGCGCTGTCTGAGGCCCTCGGTGCAGTGCGGAAGGAGTTCGGCCGTGAATCATGATGGTCATTGTGCGGTGCGCGCTGACCTGGCTCAGAACGGGGTACAGCTGCGTACGCTGTTAGGGCAGGTGCGGCGTGATCTGGCGCTATGCGCGAGGTGTCATCTGGGGCCATGCGAGTATCGCCAGCGGTTTGGGGATGAGTTGGGGCAGGCAATCGCTGAGGTTTTGCAGGAGGTGCGGGATGGCGGATGCACAGGCGGAGCTGGTCGCTGAGCAGCTGCGGCACGCGCTGGATTTGATGAGGGCGGAACTGGAGGCGGTGCGGGCGCAGGCGAGTCATGACCGGACGCTGGCAGATCACCGGCTGAGGGCGTTGGAGGAGGCACGCGGCGACCATGAGACCCGGCTGCGCCAGGCTACGGATGGGGTCACCCGGTTTCAGGTGTGGAGCGGGCTGGCCAGTGGAGGTTCCAGCATTATGGCGCTGGTGGCGCTGCTCAAGGCGTTTTTTGGGATGTGAGGCAGCATGGCAGAGAAACGAAAGAAGTCATTGGGGCAAGGAGCGCCTGAGCGAAGCGAAGGCGCAGGCCGGGATCTGCCGGCCGGAGTGTTGGAATTGTGCCAGGTGTACCGGCTGGATGTGGATGGTCTATTGGGCTGGGCGGTGCGAACTGACGGCACGGTGGTAGTGGTGGCAGGAGATGGCAGGAAGTTTGTTTCGCCGGCGAACGCGGGGTAAATGTGGCTGACGACCTGGTGCGGATCATGAAGCAGGCCTTGCGGCGGGTGGAGGTGTTTGCAGAACACGCCAGCGGGCTGCGGCTGCGGGCGTACCAGTCACCAGTGGCGCGAGCGGTGGTGCAGTCGGTACTGGCACGTGAGGGGTTGAGCTTTGTGGTGCTGTTCCCGCGTCAGTCGGGCAAGAACGAATTGCAGGCGCAAATTGAGACCTACCTGCTGCTGCTGCTCAGCCGCGAACCGGCGGAGATTGTGAAGGTCTCGCCGACCTGGAAGCCACAGTCGTTGAATGCGATGCGCCGGCTGGAGCGGGTGCTGCGGCGGAATCTGTTTACGCGGGATTTGTGGTGCAAAGAGTCGGGGTATATCTACCGGGTGGATCAGGCGCGGGTGTTCTTCCTGTCGGGGGCGGTCACGGCGAATATTGTGGGGGCGACGGCCAGCGCCCTGCTGGAGGTGGATGAGGCGCAGGATGTCAGTATTGCCAAGTTCGATAAGGACATCGCGCCGATGGCGGCCAGCACTAACGCCACGCGCGTCTTCTGGGGGACGGCCTGGACCAGCCGGACGCTGCTGGCGCGGGAACTGCGGGCAGCCGGCCAGGCGGAGGCGGCGGACGGGCGGCGGCGGGTGTTCCGGTTGACGGCAGACGATGTGGCGGCGGAGGTGGCGGCGTATGGTCAATTTGTCGCCGGCCAGGTGGCGCGGTTGGGGCGGTCTAATCCGATGATTCGCACCCAGTTCTACAGCGAAGAGATTGACGCCGAGGGGGGGATGTTCGGGGAGAGCCGGCGGGCAGCGATGGACGGCGAGGCAGGAGACGGCAAGCTGCGGGCAGGCCGGATCTATGCGCTGCTGGTGGATGTGGCCGGCGAAGATGAGGGGGCTACAGCAGCGGCGGGGGAAGCGGCGGAGCTGGTCAACCCCCGGCGGGACAGTACGGCGGCAACGGTTGTGGAGGTGGATCTGGTCACGCTGGCCGATCCGGTGCTGGCGGCCCCATCCTATCGGGTGGTGCAACGGCTAGTCTGGGTGGGCGAGAAGCATAGCCGGCTGTATGGGCAGCTGCGGGCGCTGGCTGCGGAGGTCTGGCAGGTGAAACACCTGGTGGTGGATGCGACCGGGGTGGGGGCCGGGCTGGCGTCGTTCCTGGCGGCTGCGCTGGGGGATCGGGTCATTCCGTTTGTGTTTTCCTCGGCGAGCAAGAGTAAGCTGGGGTGGGATTTTTTGGGGGTGGTTGACTCGGGGCGGTTTGTGGACCGGTCGCCGGCGGGGCCGGCGCGGGATGAGTTTTTCAGGCAGCTGGCGTTTTGCCAGTATGAGGTGTTGGATGGGCCGGGGAAATTACTGCGCTGGGGGGTACCAGACGGGACACGTGATCCGGCGACGGGGGAACTGGTGCATGATGACCTGGTGCTGAGCGCGGCGCTGGTGGGCGTGCTGGACGGGTTGTCGTGGGCAGTGAGTGGGCCGGCGCTGGTGGTGCGGGCGGCGGATCCACTGGCTGAACTGGATCGGGGCTTTTAGCGCGGAGGTGGTTAATGGGGCTGAGAACATGGGTGGCGGAACGGCTTTTTCGAGGAGAGATCCAGCAGCAGGTCAGGCTGGCGGTGCGGGCGCTGGATGATGTACGGGATCGGTCGCTGTATGCGCAGATGCAGGAACGCGACCGGTATGACGCCGATCGGCACGAGATGCTGCGCCTGGCGTTGGAAGCCTGGCGGGTCAACCCACTGGCGCGGCGAATTGTGGAGTTGACCAGCCAGTACGTGGTTGGGGGTGGGGTGACTGTGACCTGCAAACATGCGGGCACTGATCGATTTTTGAAGGCGTTCTGGGATCACCCGCTGAACCGGATGACGACGCGCTGTTATGAATGGTGTGACGAGCTGACACGCACCGGCAATCTGTTCGTGTTGTTGAGCAGCGATGCAGCCGGGATGAGCTACGTGCGCGCTGTGCCGGCAACGGAGATTGAGCGCATCGAGAGCAGGCCGAACGACATCGAGCAGGCGGTTTGGTTTTACCCCAAGGGGACGGTTGATGACCCGGATCCGCGCCCCTGGCCGGCGGCGGGGGTGGACGACGGGAATGGGACGGTCATGCTGCATTATGCGATTAACCGCCCGGTGGGGGCGCAGTGGGGCGAAAGCGACCTATCGCCGGTGTTAAAGTGGTTGAGCCGGTACGCCAACTGGCTGGAAGACCGCGCCAGGCTCAACCGTTTCCGGACGGCGTTCCTGTATGTGGTCAGGGGGCGGTATACCAGCGAGGCGGAACGGCTGGCGCGCCAGGCGGAACTGAACGGCAACCCGCCCAGCCCGGGCAGTATCCTGGTGACGGATGAGACGGAGAGTTGGGAAGTGATTGCGCCCAAGCTGGAGGCAGATCAGGCCGGCGAAGACGGCCTGGCGTTGAAGAAGATGGTGGCGGCGGGGTCCGGGATCCCGATGCACTTCCTGGCGGAGCCGGAAGGGTCGACGCGGACGACGGCTGAGGCAGCCGGCGGGCCAACATACCGGCGCTTCGAGCAGCGGCAAGAGTTCTTTCTGTGGCTGCTGCAAGACCTGTTGCAGCAGGTCGTGGCCCGGCGGGCACGGGTTGACCGGCGAGTGTCGCGCACGGCGGAGTTTGGGGTCAGCGGCACGGACATCAGCGCGCGTGACAATATGAGCATGGCGCTGGCGGCGAGCAATGTTTACAACGTGTTCGTCGAGTTGTTGGGGCGGGGCTTGATCGACCAGGCTGAGTTACTGCGAATCGTGTACCGGTTTGCGGGCGAGGCGGTGGACGTGGAAGAGATGCTGGCCAAGGCACGGGCAGCGTCAAGATCGACGGAAGATAAGGATAGCCAGGACGAGGGCAATCGGGAAACGTCACCTGGTGGGCGCGCCAGTGGGACGGATACGGTTGACCCGGAAACGGGCGAACCCAAGCAGTAGTACACAAAGGAGGTGTACATGGGAGACGAGGAACAGCGAATCAATCTGGCAGTGGATGGCCGGGTGACCAGCAGTGGTGAGTTCGAGGTGCTGGCGATTACGGCAGGTGTTGGCAATGGTTGGACATTTCCGGCGGATGCGTTGCGGCGGTCGCTGACGTTGTGGGACGGCGTGGCGTGCTATGTGGATCACGCGGGGTTCTGGGATGCAGGGCGGAGCGTGCGCGACCTGGGCGGTCATTTCTCAGGGCCGGAATGGGATGAGGCGGCGCAGGGTGTCCGGCTGCGGCTGCGCACCGGCGGGCCGAGCGGGCCTCTGGTGGATGCGTTGGGGCGGGAACTGTTGGCCGAGGTAGCCACGGGACAGGCGGGGCCGGTGGGGTTTTCGGCAGACATAGGGTTCTCTGCTAAGGGGCGCGAGGTGGTGGACATCCTACGGGTGTTCAGTCTAGATCTGGTGGTTAACCCGGCGCGGGGCGGAGCGTTCGTGCGAGCGCTCAATCAGCAGCGCCAGGATAAGGATACTTTTGGAAAGGAGTCGTGTATGGGAGACGAAGCGAACGTTGTTCCGGCCGGGGCGGGGTCGGCGCTGGCGGGGGAAGTGGAAAAGGCTCGCGAAGCGCGGGCGCAGATGTGTGCGTATCTGTTGGATAGTGGCCTGGTCGCCAGTCAGTTGCCGGCGGCAGTGCAGGAACGCATCCGCAAGCGCTTTGCCGGCCAGGTGTTTGAGGCGGGTGAATTGCAGGCGGCCATCGAAGACGGCCGGGCGCTGGTCTCGGAGCTGACCGGGCCGGCGGTGGTGCAAGGGCCGGCGGGGCAGGTGCGGGGAGTGTTCTCGTCTGAGGATCAGCTGCGGGCGGCGGTGGCCGACCTGTTGGACGCGCCGCGGGATGCAGATGTGGCGCAGATGCATACGGCGCGGCTGTCGGGTATCCGCGAGTTGTATTTGATGCTCACCGGCGACGACGAGTTGCATGGCGGGTATTACCCCGAGCGCGTCCGCCTGGCCACCACGGCCGACTTTGCCGGCCTCATCAAGAACGCCCTCAATAAAATCATCGTCAACCGTTGGAGCGAGTTGGGCCGGGCCGGGTACACCTGGTGGGAACGGGTCGCGGTCATCGAGCACTTTAACACGCTGCAACAGATCACCGGTACTCTTGTCGGCACCGTCGGCGATTTGCCGGTGGTGGCGGAGCGGGGGGAATATCCGGAGCTGGTGATTGGCGATTCGCCGGAAACGGCCGACTGGACGAAGTACGGCGGCTACATCCCCCTTACCCTTGAACTCATCGACCGCGACGAAACCCGCAAGCTGCGGGCGTACCCGCGCGAACTGGCAGCGGCGGGGCTGCGTAAGATCTCGGCCCTGGTGTCGGCGCTCTTCACCGCCAACTCGGGGATTGGTCCGACGCTGGCGGATGGTGGGGCGCTGTTCAACGCGACGGCGGTTACCTCTGCCGGCGGCCACGCCAACCTGCGTACGGTGGCGCTCTCGGCTGGTGAGTGGGACACGGTCTGCACGGCGGTGTATAACCAGCCCATGCTGATCAAAAACGCTGCCGGCGTGTACGGCACCGGCCCGAAGATGGCGCTCAACCCCCGTTACCTGCTGGTGCCGCGTGCCCTGCAGCTGGCCGGCATGAAAATCCTCTACCCCAGCCTGGAGAATGCGGCCAACATCTATAGCGAAAACCAGCAGCGCGGGCAGCCCGGCGATGTGATTGTGGTTCCGGAATGGAGCGACGCCACGGACTGGGCGGCGGTGTGCGACCCGCGCCTGGCGCCGGCGATTTACATTGGGGAGCGGTTCGGGCTAGTGCCTGAGGTGTTTGTGGCCGGGGACAATCTGAGTCCGGCGGTGTTTATGAACGACGAACACCGCATCAAAGTCCGTCACTTCCTGGCTGTGTGGGTCAATGACTTCCGTCCGCTGCATAAGAGCAACGTGGCGGGGTAAGGCGGCCAGGTCGGTAGGTAAATCTGTTTGGAAGGGAAGGTGTAGCAATGGGTTACGTACATGATACGTCGATGGCGTCGGTGACGGCGCTGAAGGAAATTACCACCACGGTGGGCACCTGGGCGATTGCGGTGGCCAGTCACCTGTGGACGCTGGATAAGACGGCGGCGGATAATACCAGCGTGGTGCATATCCCGCTGCGGCTGCCGGGCAACAGCCTGGCCAACAAGGGGGCGTATCTCCGGAGTGTGGACATCTGGTACAGTGTGGCCACGGCTGATCTGGATGCGCTGTCGGCGGAGGTCTACAAGAGCACGCTGCCGGCGCAGGGCGGGACACTGGCGGCGGCCAGCCAGGCGTTTGCGTATGACAGCGGGCATGACACGGCCAGCGAGCGCGTTGCTCAGGCGGTGCACAAGATGACGCTGACGCTGGCGACGCCGTTCTGGGTGGATGACGACAACGAAGTGTATGTGGAATTGACGGTGGACGCGGCGGCAACCAGCGTGGTCAAGATGTTGGGGGCGCGGGCCAACTATACGCTGAGGGTGTGAGGTGTAGCATGCAAACGATCCTGCAATCAAGGAAGTTCTGGGCGGCGATCTTCATGCTCGCTGCGGTCGTGCTCTCGGTGTTTCTGCCGGCGACCGGGGAGAAGTTTGAGGCGCGGGTGGAAGACCTGGCGGCGGGGGCGCTGGTGATCGTCTCGTTCATGGTGGGCGTGGCGGTGGATCCGGGCGCCGGATGGGGCGGGATGCTGCGCTCGCGCAAGTTCTGGGGGGCGGTGGTTGGGTTCCTGGTGATTCTGGTGGATGTGTTCGGTAAGAGTCTGCCGTTCGATATGAGCGCTGAACAAATCATCACTGCTTGTATCACGATCAGCGGGTACATCCTGGCGGTGGCGTTTGAGCGGCCAAAGTTAATTATTTCGTAGTGGTTACCAATCAGGGGCACCTGGCTTGGCCAGGTGCCCCTATGCTCTCGGAGGTGGGTATGAACGATGTGGCGTCGTTGCGGGTGCGGATGCGGGCGCTGCTGGGGGATGAGCATGCCGGCTGGCCGGACGCGCTCCTGGATGAGGGGCTACGCCAGGCATTGGAAGAGTATAGCCAGGCGCTGCCATTGGCGCGGGAAACGGTGATTGTGCTGCCCGGGCCGGGGGTGGAGGTGGCGCTGGATGGGTTGGATGGGTTAATCGATGTGGTGGGGCTGCAATGGCCCTATGACTCGCTGGCGGTGTATCAGGCGGATAACCTGGTGGATGGGTGGTATCTGTGGCGGGATGATGGCCGGCCGGTGGTCACGATCAGGAACAGCGCCACGCTGGCGGCGGGGGATGAATTGCGGGTGTGGTATACGACCCTGCATAGCATAGAGGGTCTGGACGGGGGGAGTATGACCAGCGTGCCGGCTGACCAGGTGGGGCTGGTGATCAAGGGGGCGCTGGGGCTGACGGTGGTCGGGCGGGGGGTGGATGCATTGGAGTTGTATGGTCAGGGGGCTGGGGCGCAAAAGCTGCGCAAGTGGGGCAGTGACCTGCTGGGCGAGTTCCGGAAGACGCTGCGGGCGACCAGGTCGGGGCGGATGTATCCGACGGGCAGCAGCTGGACGGCGGCCTGGCGGATGGACCAATGGGATCAGAGGTGAGTATGTACGCATTGTCTGTGGTGGATGGGAGCCGGACGGCGGTGCTGTATGCGCCTGGGTCTGACATACCGGTACGGTCGGCGCGACTGGTGGACGCCGGCAAGGAGGTTGGCGGCGGCGTTATAGAACAAACGATCGATGTGTCGTTTGACGGCAATCAGGCGGCGGTTATGGGGTGGATGGAACAGGTCGAACGGGTGTTGAGGGCGCTCGATGGGCCGGCAGTGCTGAGGTTGGAGATCAGCGAGGTTGGGCCGGTGTACGAGACGCCGGTATATGCCTGGCGATGGGAGAACCTGCCGGAGATGGGTGCATCATTGCGGATGGGGGTACGGCTGGTGGTGAGCCGGGCCGGCTGGTGGGAGGGGGCAGAAGCGGCAGTTCCGCTGAGCAACATCACGGGGAGCAACGTCACCACGGGGCTGACGGTCTACAACCACAACGACGGTACACATGTCAACTATGCGGATGTGGGGGCGGCGGCGATTGGGGGGGATCTGCCGGCGCGCTGCCGGCTTGAAGTCGAGAACAGCGGCAGCGGCCAGGTCATTGGCGCGGTGTACGCGAGTTTGAATGTGCGCAGCGCGCCGGCCAGTTTTGGGTATGTACTGGAGGGGGAAGCGGCCGGATTGGCAGCGGGCAGCGCGTTGCCGACCAGTGACGTGAACAGTAGCGGGGGGCAGTACCAGCGGGCCAGTTGGAGTGGCACGGATGAGGTGGTAGCCCTGGGCTGGGAGATGTCGGATACGCAGATGACGGCGGCGGGGGGACGGGCCATCCGGCCGGTGGTACGGTTTGCGAATACTCCGGCGGCGGTGTGGGTGCGAATGATGATCGGCGGCGGGACGGTGGGCAGTCCGCTGCCGGTGTGGTACGGGCCGCGTGCGCTGCTATTGGCCGGGCAATTGCAGATTTTGCCGGCAATTTATCTGCCGCCAGGGCTGGGCCGGGGGGGATCCATGGGGTGGGCGTCGCTGTATCTGATGGCTCAGGCGGCATCTGCGGGCAGCTATCAACTGGATGTGGATGCGGTGCAGCTGCTGGCGGTGGATGGCTGGCGGCGATTTAGCCGGATTGGGGATAACGCGTTGGGTTACCTGCAGACTCTGGTGGATGACGGGCTGCAGGGTGTAGTCTACACGCTGAGCGGTGGGGGCAGGTTGGCGACGCACGCCGGCATGGGCGAGGATCTACGGCTGACGCCAGGCGTGGCGCAGCGGCTGATGGTGCTGGTTGACGGCGGCGCAACTGCACCGATTGGGTATCAGGTCAAACTGCGGCTGGCGTACCGGCCGCGGTGGCGTGAGGTGGCGCAATGAGGGTGCAATTTCTGAGCCGTGATTTTGAGGTGCAGTCTGAGCAGGACGGGCCTGGGGCGCGGTGGGAAGTCGAAGGGCTGAGTTGGGTGGATATCGGCGGGCCGGATCGGGCGACGCTGCGGCTGAGGGCTGAGGTGGGCGCTCTGCGCACGGGGTTGGTGGATTTGCTGCGGTGTCCGGTGGTAGTTACGGACGAGGCAGGTATGGCGGTGTGGTGGGGGTGCGTCTGGGATGTGCGCGCCGGGTTGTGGCGGGCGTCGCTGGATGACCTGGCCAACCGGTTGGCGGTGCGCTTCGAGCGGGATGTGCCCGGGCGCGAGTGGCAGCCGGAGACGGCGCAAACGGATTGGGCGGATGATAGCTACAGCCAGGCGTTGTGGGGCGTGAAGGCGCTGCGGGAGTCTATTGGCCTGGCCACAGACGCACAGGCAATCATGGTGCGGGATGCCTTGTTGGCGGAGCGGGCACAGGTAAGGGAGAAGGTTACGGCACTGGTGGAGGGGGTGGTGATTGAGGCGCGGGGGTGGTGGCATACGCTGGAGTGGAATTATTATAGCCAAGCGCAAGGGCAGGAAGGGCACATCCTGGCGGGGGATGCGGTGCAGACGTTGGGGAATAGCAGTTCGTTTCAACGCGTGGCGCAGAGTTTCAGCATTAGCAGTGGGCCATGGACGGCGTGTGAGGTCTGGCTGCGATGCTCTCAGTGGCACGGGCCGACTGACAATTTGCGGGTGGAGATCCGGAACAATTCAGGGACGGCACCGGGGACGACGGTGCATGCAACTGCGGAGCGCCCGGCGGCACAACTGCCGGGCGGGCCGCGCTGGGTGCGGTTTGCGTTTGCAGTACCCTATCAACTGGCGGTGGGGACCACGTATTGGCTGGTGATCTCGCGGACGGGGGCGGTGAGTTCGTCGGCATACTATAAGGTGCAGGTCGACGAAGGGCTGGGATACGCCGGCGGGGTCTTGCGCACGTATAACGGTTCTTCGTGGGCGGCGCGCAGTGTGGATGCTGATCTTAACTTCCGGGTCGGGGGGCAACGTGAGACAACGGAGCAGATGGGCGAGATGTTGGGGCATGCGACGTGTGGGCAGTTCCTGACGGGGGTGGTGCTCGAGGCTGCCAGCTGGGTGCAAGCGGCGTTGTACCGCGGCGGTGGGCGCAGCTGCCGGCGTGAGGTGGAGGATCTGTTGGAGATGGGGAACGATTCGGGCGTCAGGCTCTTGGCCAGGGTGACGGCTGAGCGGGCGGTGTGGATCTATCCGCGCGAGGAGGCCGGGGCGGCGGGGCTGTGGTTGCGGGATGATGGCCAGGTGCGCGACGCGTATGGGGTGTTACCGCTGCACGTCTCGCCGGTGGGACGCTGGGCGATTGTGGACGCTCAACGGCCAGGGATGCCGGATCGGGTGTATATCCGGGCGGCGGAGTACCGGCCGGCGGTTGGTGTGGTGGCCAGGGTGTAATGGGGTCATTTTTTGGTGTATATTTATATACGTGCGGAACAAGAATCTCTTGCTGTTCGTGCTGTCTTTTCTGATCACCGTCGCAGTCACGACTCTCTTGATGTCATTGCGAGTGGACTCCGGCATGGTGAAGGTTTTGCTGCCGGCCGGCTGCCAGGTGGAGTATTATAGCCGGCAGTTGCAACCAGTCGAGACAGTAGTTTTTGGATGTCCGCGGATGGATGGGATCCGGTTGTGGCCATGGCCAATTCAGCAGCCGTGGTTTGAGGATAGCATCAGGGATGTAAGGGATCGGGATGTATAAGCCCCGGCCGGGGGCCGGGGCGCAAAGGTCAGGGGTGTGTGGATCCGTCGGGCATGAGGGCGCGATCGAGGTGGGTGGTGATCAGGTCGACGCCAGACAGGTTGGCGCCGGTGAGGTTGGATTCTCTTAGATTGGCATTGGCCAGGTTAGCGCCGGACAGGTCGGCGCCGGTGAGATCGGCGGCGAACAGGCTGGCTTGCTCCAGCCTGGCATTGGTCAGGTTGGCGCCACTCAGGTCAGACCCGGTGAGGTTGGCCCCGAGCAGGTCCGCACCGGTCAGATTGGCGCCGGTCAGATTGGCGCTGGTCAGGTTGGTGTTGGTGAGGTTGGCGTTCTCGAGGTTGGCTGCCCGCAGGTTGGCGCCAATCAGGTTGGCGGCGATTAGCCTGGCGTGTGTCAGGTCGGCGCCGGCCAGGTTGGCCTGGTGCAGGATGGCTTTGTTAAAATTTGCGTATCGCAGATTGGCCTGGGCCAAGTCTATCCCTGTTAGCCAGAGAGGGCCGGGGCGGTTGAGCAGGTCGTAGAGGTCCATGGGGGCTTCCTTGTTTGGTTTGAGTTGGCACACTCTTTATTATATCTGTTCTTGGGAAATGAAAAGCCCCGGCCAGGGGCCGGGGCGGTGGGGTTACTGGTCGTCTTCTTCTTCGTTGAGGGCGGCGGGGGGTTGGTCGGTGCCGTTGGTGGGCCGGCGGGCGCGGATGGCAACGCGGGGTTTGCCGGCAACGGTCATGGGTTCGGGGTAGAGGGTGATTTTTTTGCCGGGCCAGTGGTCGGTGTCGTCTTCGGCGGTGATTTCGGCGATCTGGCGGGCGAGGGTGGGGCCGAGTACGATGCCGCGGGTGGCGTTGGTGAAGTAAATAACCCATTTGGTGACAGGTGGGGATCCTGGTTGGGGGTGCATTTGTTCAGGCTTAACACTGGCGATGATAAGGGTTACGGAGCGGCCGGCCAGGTCTTCGCCGGTGGCGTATTTGCGGGGGAAGGTTTCGGATATTTTGGGCATGGGGTGGCTCCTGGGGGCCAGGCCGGCCGGCGGCCGGCCTGGCGTAGGGGGAAGTGGGTTCAAGCGGGGTCAGGTTCGGGGGTGGGTTGGAGTTCGATGGCGGTCAGGATCTGGCTGGCGGCCAGGCGGATGCGCTCCAGGTGGGCCATGATTTGGCGGCTGTCGTTGCACCAGGTGGCCAGGTAGTTTTGGGCGGTTTCGTCGGTCAGGCCTAGTGAGCGATAGACGACGTGGGCGGTGGCTTCGGCTTCGATTTCGCGCTCCTGGCGGGTCAGCTGGTGGCGGTCGTCGGGGGCTTTGTGCAGCAGTTCGTGAGCGAGTTCGTGAATGAGGGTTTTGGTGCCTGCGGTGGGGGCCAGGATGATTTTACCGCCGGTGCTGAGGCCCTGGGTTTGGCCTGTGAGGGGGGCGATTTCTACGGTGATGTGGTTGGCTTGAGCAAACTGGATCAGGCGGGCGTGAAGTTCGGGGTTGTGTTCGGGGTTGTGCCAGGTGGGGGGCTCGGGCAGGTCGGCGCCTTCGGTCTGGCTTTCATCGAAGACGTAGACGACTTTGAAAAGCATGAGGGTTTGTTCGCTCTCGGCGCCGTCGCTGGCGGTGGTTTTCTTTTTGATGGGGCACGGGGCCAGGATGGGGATGCCGTGCTCTCCTTTGCGCACGTGGCGCCCGAGGCGAAGCCAGGCGTTGTAGCCGGCAACGCGGGTTGCCTGGGGGTTGTGGAGCAGGATCAGGAAGAGGTTGTTGAGGGAGTAGCGGTGGAAGCGGGCGCAAAAGGAAAAGTAGTTTTGCATTTGTTGGCTGGCGCGGGCCTGGTCGGTCTGTTCGGCCAGGTTTTCAACCAGGTTGGCGATTTTGCGGTTAAGTTCGGATACGGTGGGCATGGGTGGATTCTCCTTTTCCGTGGCAGCGGATGGGTCAGGTTAGAAGAACAGTTCGCGCAAGATGGGATCGGCTTTGATGCGGTCGATTTCCTGGCGGGTGATGGGGATGAGGGGCAGGTCGGGGGGGATGATGCATTCGTTGCGGTGGTCGATGGGGCGGGCGCCGCGGCAGGGGCGGTGGTAGGTGCAGATGGTTGGATGCGGGTATGGCAGGGTTTGCATCCAGTCGTAAAACTGTTCACTGTCAATGAAAATGTGACGTTGGTAGTGGCCTGGGTCGGTTTCGACCCAGGCGGAGAAGTTGGCGCTGGTTACGATTGTGACGGATGGCATGGGGCACCTCAGACGACAACCAGCCAGGTGAGGGGGACGGCGCGGCGGTCGCTGGGGGCGCCGGCGGGGGTGTGGAAGGGGCGGCCGTCGATGGCCTGGACTTCGACCCAACGAACCGGGCCGCCTAAGGTGTAGGGCTCGGATGAGAAACGCAGGGGGCCGATGAGTTCGGCGTCATTGATGAGGGCGTACACGGTGCGGGGGGCGCTTTCTTCGACCCAACCGGCGGCGAGGGCGACGGCCAGGCGGTGCTTGCAGATGATGCCCAGGGCGCTATGGGCGAGGTGGTCGGGGCAGGTGCAGGTGTGTTGGTCGATGTCGACGAGGTAGTATTCTCCTGGTTTGCGCTCGGATTGTACGCGGACGATGCGGGGGGATGAGGTGGGCTGGATGGCGCCGGGGGTGGTGGCGATGAGGGCGGCGCGGTCCAGGCGGGCGCCTGCACGGCGGACGACGGCCGGCCATTGCTGGAGCATGTAGGCACGGCGCAACTGGATGACGACGGGGTGAGAATGGATGTTCATTGGGTGGACCTCCAGGGGCTAGAAGAGGGATTGCTGAACCTGAGCCGGCAGCCAGCGCCAGCAGGGGAAGCCCCACAGGCGGGCGGGCTGCCAGGAACCGGCGCCAGGCAGGGCGGCCGGACGGGGGCCAAAGGCAAAGGCGGGGATGCCGGCAGAGACGGCATGGGCGGCAACGGCGAGGGAGCCGGGGCCAGGGTTGAAGAAGAGGGCCAGATCGGCGCCGGCCAGGGCGGCGCGAGAGCGGAGGGCCAGGCGGGCACGCAGGGGGAAGGATGCCCCACTGCCTGCCCACCAGCTGACGGGCACGCCGGCCGCGGCGGCGGCCAGGACGGCGGAAACGGCGGAGCAACGCCAGGCGCCGGCGCCGGAAGGGCCAAAGGCGGCGAAGATGGCCAGGCGGGCAGGCTGGGCGGCCAGGACGAAGCGAAGGGCCTGCTCGTCGGCGCCGGTGGCGCAGCCAACGCGCACGGTGCAGCCGGCGGCGAGGGCTGCGCCCAACACGGAACGCAGGACGGAGGAAGGGGGCAAAAAGCGGGAACCGCCAACCAGGATGACCATGAGGGCACCTAGGCGGGCAGGGCAGCAAAAGCAGAAACGGAGCGAGGGCCGGCGACGAAGGCGGCGCGGCAAACGACGGGGCCGGAGACTGGAACCGAGACGGCCCACCCACCCTGCACGAGGCGGACGGCCACGGAGAGGCCGAGGCGGGCGGCCCAGCGGCGGGCCCAGGCTGCGGCGGCGGCCTGGCGGCGGAAGGCGGCGACCAGGACGAAGCCAGAAAAGGAGTGCATTGAGGGGCGAACCCGAAGGGCAAACAGGGAGCCAGCCCGGAGGGCCGAGAAGGACAGGGAGCGGACAGAGACAGGAAGGGAAGACATTGGAGCACCTCGTTAGCTAAACTAAGCTTAGTTTAGCACGAAAAGAGGGCTTTGTCAAGCCTGGCTTTGGGGCCTGGCCATGGGCCACAGCTGGGCGAGGGCCGGCGCCAGGCGCGGAGGCCGGGCCCACAGCCAGGCAGGGCCGGCACCAGGCGAGGCCGGGGGCCCTGGCCAGGGGCAAGATGCGCTGCTTTTCCCCCCCGGCCTGCACCCCTGTTTGAAAACCCGGGGAGTTTTTTTGGGTAGGCGACGATGGGAGGCCCCGAACGGCCTGCACCCTGGCAAACGACGAACCCGGAAAACGCCGCCTGCGCAGTGGAGACAGCAAAAATCCCGACTAGCGGAGGGGGGGAGGTGTGTGGAACGATGACCGCCGGCCAAGCGTCAACCGACCTTCGAAGCGACGGCGGGTTTTTGCTATACTGTTCGGCTGCGGCGGCGTTTTCTGGATGGGCCTGGGCTGGCTATCAGGCCAGGGTAACGGGGATCGTTGGAGCCCCGAAACATTGGCCGGGAGCATGCCCGGGCGCGGGCGCTTTATTTTCCTTTTTGCCTGTTGCGAAATGGTAGCGGCCGTGATAAACTAAGCTTATGAATACTTATCGCGTTCGACGGCTGGTGCCGGTGTATGAGGATGTTGCGTTGAATGAGGGCGACCTGCTGACGATGACTGAGGCGGCCCGGTTGTTGGGGATGTCGGTGCAGGGGGTGCGCAGTGCGATTGAGAACGGGCGCCTGGATATGGTCGAGGATAGCGGCGCGCCGCAGTCGCATGGGCGGTGTAAGGTGCTGCGGAGTCAGGTGGAGGGGCTGCTGGCTCAGGCGCAGCCGGCGCAAGAGGTGAAGGTGGCGGAGGCGGCGACGATTTTGGGGGTGTCGAAGAGTCGGGTGAGTCAGTTGGTGAAGGCGGGGCAGTTGGAGTTGTCGCAGGCGGGGGTGGCGGCGTACGCGGAGAAACGAAAAGGAACGAACAGGTAGGGGTGAATGGCTTATTATCTTGATCTTCCTATGCCGGATGAGTATCGGAAGTTTCTGCTGAAGATGGTGGAAGTTTCCCGTAAGGAAAACAGGATGAGTTTTTGCTGTGCTGTTAGCAGTGGTGGTGTGGACATGTTTGAATTTCCCTCGTATGAGTGGCCATCTTTGGATCATAGTCCGTTTGAAGGTTACGCTGCTTTAGGGTTGGCTTGTATGATCGATGAGCGACATTGTGTTTTGACCGCTAAGGCGTATGAATGGGCTGATTATCAGCGTAAGGGTTGTGTATGCCGTTGGTTCATCAGACGGAATTTCAGGGACTGGATATTACTTGTATCATTTGTTCTTACCCTTGCTTTGACTGTTTTACAGATTATTGAGGCTTTAGGGTATAAGATTGAGTTGTGGCGGGGATTGTAGAAGGGGAATAGGATGCATGCTTTTGTTTCGGATGGGCAGTATGTGACGCGGCGCGAGGATGGTTTTCACGTCGAGCAACGGTGTTGTTGCGGGGCGGTGTTGGAAGGGGTCGGGCAGAGTCAGACGATGGCGTATGAGGCGCTGCGGACGGCGATGGCGATGCACCGGAGCGGTGGCGGGCGGCGGTTTGCGTTGCGGTCGGTCGGGCAGTACATTGAGAGTGTGTATGGGGGTTGGTGGTCGCTGGATCGGTGTGAGTGAATTGGGGCAGTGGATTCGGGTTCAGATTGGGGGATTGTATTTGGTTATTATTGGTTGTACAATTGATTTTGTTCCGAGGTTTCCATGATAGCTGACAAGTTTCTTACCGCTGAGGAAGTCGCCGAGCGCTTAGGTGTGACGGATCGCACTGTGCGAAATATGGTTTTGCGCGGTAGTTTTCCGAACGCGTTCAAGCTCGACCCCACTACCCCACGGTCGAGTTGGCGTATTCCTGAGGCGGATGTCATCCGGTTGGAACAGATGCGCCGAGGTCAAGTAGAACCTGAAAAGAAGGAAAGCTAA